TGGCGAAATCATCAAGTCTTCCTTCCAGATGCCACAAGGAACGGAATTGAAAGGAATGAACTTGTTTCAAACTGATGGCGCAAAATTTACTTATTACAAACGTTATCAACTTTTATCATTGTTAGGCGTGTTCAGCGAAGATGAAGACATCGACGCAAAAGGTCAAGTAAAAAAAGCAGAACCGAAAAAAGATGTCAAGCGTAAATTGAACGAACAACAATTCATTCAATTGATCGGCGCGTTGAACTCTGGACAATACACAAAAGAAGATTCATTAAAAACGTTCGATTTGACCGAACAACAGATCAAGACAATCAACGAACTTTGATCAAAACATAAATTCAAAATAAGGTGCAAAAAAAAAAATTGCACTTTTTTTTGATGTAAATGTATCACGAAAGAAAATTTGTATATCTTTGTAGAGTCAAACAAACAAAAAAACAGAAATATGAAAACTTACACTTTAAAACAAATTGAAACGGCATTATCAAATAAAGGATTTTGTCCTTTTCGTTCTTATGTAGATGGGGTTACATCTTGGATTTATGAGCATGAAAATGGACATTCAACATTTTTTGCTAATGTTGATGAAGATAGATTAACAATTGATGGTTTGCACCCATCAGAATGGTATCAATTAATCAAATCAGATTTGTAATTTTTTTTTTATCGAGGGGCGCGACTCGATCAACGCGCATTTAAAAACAAACATCATGAAACATCAATTTTTAGCACGTGCCAGTCAAATCGGAAAATTAATGACAAACGATCGATCTGGAAAGAATATCGGACAAACGGCAATCACCGCATTGAAAGAAATCGTTTTATTTGACAAATACGGTTTTCAAAAAGACATCAGTTCAAAATATCTTGAAAAGGGGATCTTGAATGAAAAAAAATCAATCAAACTTGCAATCGACGTTTTGAACTGGTTTGATGTTGATCCAGATGCACCGCAACTTCGACTGGTAAATGATTTCATTACTGGAATGCCAGACATCAACACGAAATCGAAAGGTGCTGACGTCAAATCTTCTTGGTCTGGTTTAACCTTTCCTTTTTTCGAAACGGAATGTCCGAACAAAGATTATTTCTGGCAAATGCAATCTTATTGCTGGTTAACAAACAAAAGTGAATTCGATCTTGTGTATTGTTTAACCGATGCGCCAGAACAAATGATTCTTGACGAAGTGAATCGAACGGTGTGGAAAAATCTTGCGAATCCATTATTTGCAGACATGACACAAACGGAAATTGAAGAACATTTTGATCAAGTCGTTCGTTCTCAAATGACATTTGGACAAGTACCAAAAGAAAAACGTGTGAAGAAATTCACAATCAAAGCAGATGAAGAATCAATTGAAAAAATGAAGTCGCGAATCATTGAATGTCGTGACATTTACGATAATTTATTTCAAACAATCTAATAATTTAAAACAATGGAAAAAATCACAATCAGCGGTGAAGTTTATCACATCGGACAATTGGAAATCGTTTCAGAGAAATTCAAAAAACGTGATCTGGTAATTCAGACAAATGAAAAATTTCCGCAACTTATTTCTTTGCAAGTTACACAAGACAAAACTGAACTATTGAACAACTTGAACATCGGTGATCATGTCGAATGCAACATCAATCTTCGCGGTCGTGAATGGACGGATCGAAACGGCGTTCGAAAGTTCTTCAACACAATCGAAGCATGGTCGATTCAATTGAAAAATACATTGAATTCGTTTGATCAGAGAACGTTTGCACAACTTGACATGAAAGAGGAAGGAAAAGAAGTCAAACGTCCGTTAAAAGACATATTTGACACGGGCGGAAATTACGAACTTTAAAATCAAAATAAGATGAAACCGAAAGATTTGATCAACTTGAATTCAAACGTAAAAGAATTAATTCAAAACTACATTGAAAAGAAACAAATCACGTTGACTGAATTCGCACGACTGGCAAAGATCCATCAATCACATTTGTGGACGTTTATGCACATTGAAGATCCGAAGAAAGGTCTTCATTCAACAACGATGCAAAAGATCGGAATAATATTGACTAAAAAGTGATGACAGAAAGGTGCGAAAAAAAAAATCGCACTTTTTTTTGTTTGTTTGGTATCAATTAAAAAAAAAAGTATATATTTGTAAGGTCAAACAGAAAAACAGAAAACATGAAAACAACACAAAACAACCAAAACAACAATTTTTCAAACATCGATTTTTCTTCTTTATTTGAAAATACATCAGAATGTACAAAAGATGTTCCCGCATCAATTGAAAATCAAAAAGGTAATTTTATCTCAATTACTACAAAACAAACGGTTAAACATGCTTTTTATTCAAATATTACTTATGTGATTTCTGGATGCAACAAGACATTTGACGTTTGGATTAATACAAAACATAGGTCAACAATGATTTATCAATTTAAAAACTTAATCGATGCGGTAAATAAAGTAAACAAATTAAGATTAATTTAATTAAAAAAAAACGAGGGGTGCGCATTCGGTCAACGCACAATAAACAAACAGAAATCATGAATAAAAATCAACAAAACAACTTTATTGCAATTGCAAAACAAATGAAAACAATTGCATTGAACATGAATGCAAAAAATGAATCGTTTGAAACGTTCAAAACAAAAAACGGTGATCAATGGTGTCAAGTTTATTTCGGAGGAAATTTAAGTTTTTGTTCAATTCGATTTAATAGCACAATCAATCCATTGTTAAAAGTTGAAATAAACTTCTTCAGTGAAAGTCAATTCGACACAATTTCTTTCAATTTAGAAATGTCCGAAGATAATATTGACGATCTTCTTTTCAGTTGCAATCGAAGAATCAAAAACATGGACAACAAAAATCATGCGATTGAAATAGAAATCAAAACACTTGAATCAAAAATTAACGAACTTAAAAACCAATTGATATGAAATCAAATAATTTAAAAATCATGATCGAACTTCACAAAGAAAACATCGCGTTCGGTTCTTTATATTTAAAAAACATGAACAGAGAAATCGAAGTTCAATTTGACATCGAATTTGACATCGATTTGCGTTCATTTGACGGTCATTCAAGGTTCAATCGAATAGATGTTGAATTCAAGTATTTTGAAATCGACAAAGGTGCGGAATTCAAGCCGTTTTTCATCAAAGAACAAAACATTGAACTATTGAAAAAAATGTGCGTTGATTTGATCAATGAAGATCCAGAATCATTTGGTGTCGATTTCGAAGATTCAGATTTGAACTGGAACAACGATCAACCGTCAACGATGTCAACAATTTATTCTGGTTATCCTTCCAGAGTTAACGCAAACAAATTTTGATCGATTAACATCAAAAAAATTAAACTTATGCACCAGATTAAGCGGTGCATTTGTTTTTTTAATTTATCCGTAATTTTGAAAAAAAAGTAATATGTCCAAAGAAAACAGATTTGAAGTTCGTGTCGGTAATTTTATTGAAGATTCCGATACAATTGCCGATTCAAACGGAAACGTTTTATTCATCGATAAGGATGCAATAATAACTTTACCAACACCAGAAGAAATAATTCGTGAAGGTGCGGTTGAAATTACTTTGCCAACTTTACCGACATGATGTTCAAAAAATTGTTTGAGGAATGGTTGTTGATGGTTTCAGATGATCCGCGTGATGTGTTTTTGTACATGAATCAATCTGAATTGTTTGGAATACATATCGAACGATCTCGCGAATTGAATGTCATGGTCAACATCTCGCCGATACATGACAAACCTTTCATTTTCCTAAACAAAAAAACATTGTGTGAACTTCCTATCTGGAAGGCATCAACTCTGATCATGCAATCTTGTTTTGAATTGTGTGAATTGTTATCACAAGATGTTCACTGGAAAGATGAAAAAAAGAAACGGAAATTTCTTTCAATGACATCAAAAGTTTATGCAGAATTGATCATGAAAGAATTAAACTTTCCAGATATTTACTTTATGATTCAAACTTGATCACAAAACACATCAAAACATGCCGTTTTTCTTCGATATGACGAACGTTCGATTCAAAGATGTATAAATGATTCAATACACAAACAAAATACTTTGTATCTTTGAAAATGTGATTGATGTTTTTGAAGGCGGTGACGAAACATTTTTTCTGTTTGGTTTGACAACCGTCACCGCTTTCTTCTTTTCATCTTAAAACAAAAAAAAATGGAAAATCAAAACACAAGTTCAATCTGGCGAATCATGTTCGGAATAATATTGACGCCGATCTTGATTTCAGTTTATTTCGCCGATAAAATACTTTTGGTGTTCTTACCACATATACAAGCGGAAACAATAATGAAATGGTTTGAAAGCATTGACAAAATAGGTCAATCACTACTTCGATTATTTGCGATTTCGTTTGTTTACTTTGTTTACAAACTTTTTATCTGGTTCCTGTAATGTTCTTTCCAGAGTTTAACGAAGACAACGAACCGATTGACATTCGAACAGAATTCGAGTTATCACCGACTTTTGATTCATGTGTGATCGGTCATTCAATTGACGGTACAAACGTTTATTCCTTCAAGAAAATGGTAAACAAAGCAATGGAATTCGATCTTGACTTTTTTGAAGCGGAAGAATTCGTTACAAACAACATTGTGAATGTTCACATTGACCTTCTTATAATGATGGATCTTCACGATTAACAAATCAAAAAATCATGAAGAAAGAAAGCATCTTTAAAGACAAAACCGACAACAAAAAAAGGAAAGTTATTGAAGCACTTCAATTTCATCGTGGAATTGTTCAAAATGCATGTAGGGATGCCGAAATTCACCGTTCAACGTTTTATGCATGGTGCGATCAAGACGAAGAATTCGCGCGTGAAGTAAAGTCGATAAAAGAAGATTCAATTGATTTCGTCGAATCTAAAATGATGAAACGAATTGATGAAGGTAGTGACACGATGATCATTTTCTTTTTAAAGACACAAGCAAAAAAACGCGGTTACGTTGAACGACAAGAATTCGCGGTTGACAATCAACGTCCAGATTTCAGCGAATTGACAACGGAAGAAATCAAACGACTTCTTAACGAAAATGAACAAGGTTGATCAACTCAAACAACTATTGAAGTTTGAATTGTGCAAACGGCAATTCTGGAACTTTTGTCTTTATTACGATCATGATTTTTTCACGTCGCGAACGTTTATGAAAGAAATCGCATTTGCGTTTCAAGAAATAGAAGAAAACAAAATCAATTCACTTTCGGTTTCGTTACCGCCACGTGCGGGAAAAAGTTACATCACCAGTTTATTTTGTGCATGGACAATAGGACGCAATCCAGATCAATCGGTCATGCGGAACACATGCACGGCAACTTTGTATTTGAAATTTAGTTACGACGTTCGTGCAATTGTCAAAAGTGAACGGTTCAAAGAAGTTTTTCCAGATGTTGTTTTATCAGATGACAAAGCAAATTTGCAAGGTTGGAACACAAACCGATCGGTTCAAGTCGGTTATTTTGGCGCGGGTGTTGGCGGAACAATTATCGGTTTCGGCGCATCGAATGTTGCAATCACCGATGACCTTTATCGTGGTATAGAGGACGCGTTATCGGACACCGTAAACGATCGGATCAATCAATGGAAGGAATCAACACATGATTCGCGGTTTGAATCTGGATGCAAAAGAATTGACATCGGAACACGTTGGTCGGTCAATGATGTCATCGGACGAAACATTGATTCTGGTTCATACGAAAAACAAATCACGGTCAAAGCACTTGACGATCAAGATCGTTCGTTCTGCGAATCAGTGATGACAACGGATGAATATCTTGACAAGCGAAAGAAAACCGCGCATGAAATCTGGTGCGCGGAATACCAACAAGAACCAGTTGACATAAGCGGTCGAACGTTTACGGATCTTCGAATGATCGACAAAGATGAATTCGAAAAAATCAAAGATCAGATTGAAGGGTGCATCGGTTACGTTGATACCGCCGACGCTGGACAAGATTACACTGCAATGATCATTGGCGCGGTCATCAAGAACGAATTGTTCATTGTCGATTATGTTTTCACACGTGACAACACCGACATCACGATTCCATTGATTGCGTCCAAACTGGATAATTGGTCGGTCAATTATTGTCGTGTTGAGTCAAATAACATCGGCGCGATGTTTGGTCGACAATTGCAACAGATGGTAAAATCAACAAAGATTCTTTTGGTTCACAACTCGCAAAACAAGATCACGCGAATAATTATGCAATCGGCATTCATTCAAAACAAGTTCATCTTTGTCAAGAACGGTGACAACCATCATGAACTTTTCATGCAAAACTTATTGTCGTTTACGAAGGAAGGAAAAAATAAAAATGATGATTCACCAGATTGTTCCGCTGGTCTTGCATTATTTGCACAATCAATGTTCAAAAATATCATGTAACTTTGTAATAATTCAAAACTTTAATTATGAACGTGTCGTTTTGGGAAACTTTTTTCGGTGTCAATTTCAATCCAGATGATCGCGTGATCAATGACATCAACCGCATCTTTCCATTGAATAATCGAATCTGGGGTGTCAAAGATGCAATCTGGATTGACACAAACGAACAATGGAAGTTGTACGTCGAAATTCCAGAACTTCGCGCCGTTGTTGAAAAACGCGCGTCAATGATGTCTTCAAACATTCCGTGCATGTACGACAAAAACGGAAATGAAGTCACGAATCACTGGATGATCGACATCATAAACAAACCGAATCCGACTCAATCATGGTCGGATCTTGTGTTTACATTATCGGTTCAAGATGCTTTGTTCAGTTCTGCGTTTATTTACGCGCCGAAACGATCAATGAATGTTCGAAACTTATTCGTTCCAGTTCCATCGGACAAGGTGCAAATCAAGACAAGCGGAAAGAAGTTGAAACAGATGGACGTTGATGGATTAATCGACAAATACGTGTTCAAATACGATGACGAAGGTGAAGAAACAATCGAAATCGATGACATGATTTATTTGATGACCAACGACGGCATGAACATGATTCGTCCAGTTTCAAGATTGCAAAGTTTAAAATATCCTTTATCAAATATCAAGGCACAATACAAAAAACGAAACGTTCTTCTGGAAAACATCGGTGCGATCGGAATTCTTTCATCAAAGAAAAACGACATCGGCGGCGCACTGCCAATGACACCAGAGGAAAAGAAACAAATACAAAAAGACTGGTATCGCAGACAAAAAGACGAATTGATCATTACAGAAAACGAAGTGAACTGGCAGCCGATGTCTTATCCGACAAAAGATTTGATGTTGTTTGAAGAACTAAACGCGGATAAGATTGCATTGATTGACGCGTTCGGTTTGTCGGTGAATCTTTTTTCCAGTGAAAAAGGAACTACATTCACAAACGTTCGTGATTCGATTCGAATGGTTTATCAAGACACGATCATTCCAGAAACGCAACAAATGTACGATTCAATTATGCAACAATGCGGTTTGGCGGATGAAGGATATTATTTGAAAGCGGAATTTCATCACTTACCAGTTCTTGCGGACGATGAACTTGCAATGTCGCGTTCAATGAAAGCACGTGCCGAAGCACTTGAAAAGATTGTCGCGATGGGCGTTCCAGTGACACCAGAAGAAATGCGATTGTTCATTCATCTTGATTAATTAATAACTTTGTAAACATGAAACAAAATCTTTATTCAACAAAAGGATCTTTCGAACTAAAAGATTTGGATCAAGGAAAGCGCGAAGTTGCGTTCTACTTATCGAAGTTCGATGTAATGGATGCCGACAACGATGTCATTCGCAAAGGTGCATTCACTAAATCAATTCAAGAACGCGGTGTTGATTCAACGTCAAATCGAAAGATTGCGTTTCTTCGACATCACGACTGGACAAAACAAATCGGTAAGTTCGTCAACCTTGAAGAAGATGAAAACGGTTTGTTTGCGGTTGGTCAACTCGGAACTTCTTCAATTGGTGAAGATGCTTTCAGAGATTATGAAGAAGGAATCATCCGCGAACATTCAATCGGTTTCAAATATGTCGGTGACAAAATGCGGTTCATTGAAGATCCGAACATTGACGGCGGCGGTTATTATGAAATAAAAGAACTCATCTTGTGGGAAGGAAGCGCGGTCACATTCGGCGCGAATGAATTCACCGAAGTAATTGACGTGATGAAATCAGAGGACAAGATGAACTTTGCAAAGAAATGTTCAGATGAAATTGATGTTCTCGTGAAATCACTTGTTAACGGAAAAGGAACGGACGAACGTTTGTTTGAAATTGAAATGCGAATCAAATACTTGAACCAGAAATTGACGTCACTTGCGAACGTTGAACCGATCATTAAAGATCATTCAATCGAAGTCAAGTCGACACCAGAGTTTGAATGGAAACAAGTTCTTGATAATTTACAAATTGTTTAATTTAAATTTTAAAACGTGGAAAATCCAAATTTGACACCAGATCAAGTTGTTGAAAAAATCAACGGTTTGATAACTGAAAAAATGAAGTCGACTGCATCGATTGAAGACATCGATTGTTTAAAGTCGCAAGTTGAAGGTCTGAAAGGTCTTGAAAGCAAATCTTCCGACATGGAAAAAGCGATCGCAAAAATGGAAGGACGAATCGAAGCAATGAACGAACGTGCATTGAACGAAGGTGTGAAATCTATCACACTTGGTGAACAAGTGACAAAAGGTTTATCCGAAAACATGGAATCGGTAAAGAACGGAAAAGATTTTAATCTTGAAGTAAAAGCCGACACAACACTTGCGGGTGATTACACAGGTACACGTGCAATCAGCGAACTTGATCCAGTTGTGAACCGAATTGCGCGTCAAAAAGTTTTACTTCAAAACGCCGTGAATCGTGGAACAATCAACACGATGTATGTGACGTATATTCAACAAACTGCACAACCTACGGGTGCATGGACTGCGGAAGGTGTCGCGAAAACGGAATATGAAGAAAAATATACAGAGGTTTCAAAACAAGTGAAGAAGATCGCTGGAATGGTAAAAGTTTCGAAAGAAATGCTTGATGACCTTTCTTTCGTTCGAACTGAAATCAACAACGACTTGATCGAAGGTGTTGTAACTGGTCTTGATAACTCAATATTGAACGGTGCTGGTGGTTCTGATCTTGAAGGAATCCTTTCTTT